TCATAAAATTCTGTACCAGATTTTTTACACACTAAATACCAAAGCTTTTGATTAGCATTAGTTCCACTTTGATATATTGCTTGTTGCATTGCGTGGCTGTTGGATATTCCATTAGGTTTTCTAAGAGTAGTTTTTAAATCTATATAAAAATCCTCTTTTGTTTTTGTGTCTATAAAATGAAAATCTGTATATCCTACTAATGGTATTCCTTGAATATCCATCTCCACTTTTTCTTGATACCCAATTAGATTTAATTTAAAAGCATACTCTTTTAATCTGTCTACACCTTCATTAAATAAATGTGTCAAATTTTCTCTTTCTTCTGGTATTTTTGCATTTTCAAAAGAACTACAATTAGTATCATATTCCAGTTGCATTTTTTTTATTGAATCATCAACATCAATACCATTGAGCCACATATTTAAACCTGATTCCACAGCCTTCCCTCTTTCCATAGCTGGACTTGATGGGAACTCATACCCATACAATCTTTTTAAAGCCCATCTCTCTCTATGAAAAGCAAACTCTGTAAGCTGACTAAAAGATAGTGGCAGTAAGTCCTTCCTACCGCCACCATCAAATTTTTTAAAATGTTCTATCATACAACACCCATTACTTGAATAGCTATTGCAAATAAAATTACAGTTATAAAAAATGTTAAATATTCAATCATATATCACCTAAAAATTGTTCTAATGCTTCTTTATTTTTTACAAGCTTCATTTTTAGTTCTAATACTTCATAATATACATTGCTCTCTGTACCGAATTTAAGCTGGTACTGGTCTAAACCTTTAATTAAAATGTCCATACTATCTAATTGAGGTTTATACCTAGCCATAGCTTGTTCTTTAGTCAAATCAACTTTATTTGATTCTTCTTCCAGTTCTATTTCAGAAAATAATCTATCCGTCATTTTTTCCCCCTCTAAAAAACTTTGTTGTGGTTCTGCGATAAGTTCATATTCAGCAAATGTTTTATTTTCTACTGTAATATAATTTGTTTTTATATTCATACCTTCTCGTCTTAGTATATGAATAATAGCACCTAACCGCAGACTTCCGAATTGATTTAATGCTTCTAGTGGTGTGATTTTGTTACCTTCCTCTAGGTAACTTTTTATCTTCTTTACTTGGCTCATAACATACTCCTTTCTATAAATGTTTCGCCATCTCTCTTTCATTGACAACTTTTGTTCTCAAGTCCTCCCTGAAAGTCTTAAAGGATTCGAACCTAATTTTAGACCGATTCCTCTGCTTAAGTACTTTTTCATATCTAATGTTAAAGTCCTTAATTCTTTTATCAGAATAAATATGTGCATTTAGTTCTGAAGTGTTTTTATACTTTATATTCTGTGAATAATAAAGTGTTAATTCTGATATAATAAGCTGTAACTCTTTTTTCATAATCTCTAAAGCTGTGTCATTGTCACTATACTCTAAACCCAACTGCTCTTGTTGATGAGATAATTTATGTGGGTCAAACTGTAAGCTATAAATATCAGTCATTTTTTATTCTGTTAGGATTAATGGTTACTCCAAAGTCAAACCCTTCTCTATATATTTTTACATAGTCTTTATTTTTATGAGTAATTTTGCTTTTTTCACCTTTAAATAATCCATCAATTAATCCGTTCTTAAACGAATCTATAATTTTTCTTATATTCATTTTATCTCCCTTTCTTTACTAATTTTTTGTAACAATCCTCGCAGTAATATTTAAACTTCTCGTAGTGAACTGCGACATTATCACAAAAGCTACACAACTTATGGTGTATTAATTTTTTCCAATGGTTACTTGTACCATCTTTTTCTATAACTTTTTTCTTAGGCACTTTTCTTTTCCCTTATTTCTTTTGCTCTAACATATTCGTCTTGTTCTTCTGGTGTACGCAAAGTGAACCCATCTTTTAGCAAATCGAACAATTTTGATTCCACTTCACTTTTTGTTGGTCTAGTTTTAAATTCCATACTTAAATTAATTACATATTTGTTTTTTTTATCAGACACAACCAGCTTCCCTTAATTTAATTCTTTCTAACAATATTTGTTTGTATTCTTCATTCTTAGATTTGTTTTTATGCGCTAAAGTATGACAACTTCGACACACTAAAAATAAATTGTCTATTCTGTTTAATCTGTTGTTTTTTACACCTCCCATACCCTTTGATATCAGATGGTGAATATCTACCCCTATAGCTTGATTACAACCCCAGCAAATAGGGGTATCTTGTTCTCCATACCCCCAATATCTACTGAACAATTTTTTATAATCTTTCATTAGCCAAGATGCTTGTTAAAAGACTCTACTGCTTTTTCAGTTAGGGTGTCTATTTTCTCCTCTGAGAAACTTCCACTCCCCATAGCACGACCTACAATTCCAGTAACAAATATTAATCTGTCTTTATTGTTATCAGGTTTAAATCCATTACTGTTATTGGTTGGCGCTACTGACTGCGCATTTTCTCCCACTACCCTTACATTTTCTACATTAGTATATGGATTGCCACTTGCTGATGTTTTATGATTAATTATATCATAAGTAATTTTATCTCCTGAACTTGGTAAAGGCTCTAATTTTTGTTTGCAAAAAAGTCTTTTTCCATCATTTAAAATTAGTGAAAAATTACTTATAAAAACCCCATTATCATTAGTGGCGCTATTATCGTATGCTTTATCTATTACTCCTTCGTTCATTTTTTTCTCCTCATTATTATTATTTGTTAACAACATTGTAACCTCGCCCTTCCAAACAATTATTAATATAATCTTGTCTGGTTTGTAATTTAGGACTTAGCCACAACACTCTAAATCTTAACGAATTATACACTATTTTCCCAGCATCAAGTAAAAAATTTGTTTCGTCTTTTACTAGCGCTTCGCAAGTATATAAGTCATCGTGATATCTGTTCATATCTCCTTCGATATTCGCAGATGATTTACCTCTACTATCTACTATTGGTTTTGTACTGCAACCAGCCAAGCAAACAATAATAAATAGTAAAAAGCAAATTCCTAATATTTTGAAACGGATATGCGTGTTCCAAAATGTGTACCTCTTAGGGGTACTTTTTAAAATATGTCTCAAAATATGTTTGTTCATAATACCCCCTATATTTCTTTATCTAATATTTGTTGAATTAATCTTATTTGACCATAAATATATAAACCCATCATAGTTTTGCATTGAGTGATATTTCCTTTATAATCAAATTCTTTTTTTTCTTCTTCTTGAAATTGCTTTATCAAAAATGGCAATTTAAAATCTTCAAGCTTTTTATAAATTGTATATTTTGGTATTTGTCGCATTTAATCTACCCCCAAATCTTTTCTAATATGTATAAGTTTGTTTTGTATTTTCTCAAAATATTTAGTGTTAGATTTTGTATAAGCATAATTCATTATATAAATTAGTTGTCTTAATTCTTGTTCTGTAAATGTTATGCTTAATTCTTTTTTATTTATTCTGTTATACTTATAGTCCATTTTATATTACCCCTCTAATTGTTTTTATTAAATTCATATCATTATCATATAATCCTATAGTGTCGTCTATATGATGAATCTTAAAGTAATAAGTTATTTTATTTTTTGTTATCACTTTAAATTTCACAGTATCTTTACTGCAAAAATTATAAAATTTAAGTTCACTCATTTATATCTCCCTCTGACCATTATTACTTCTATAACACCAGTCAGAAATATATTTATCATTATGGCTATGACATATTTCTTCATCTGGACTACCTT